TGGAATGAATTAAAAGTTAAAGCTACAAAAGAAGGTAACAAGCCATTAAGGACTATAGCGAAACTTATGTTAAATTCGTTATATGGAAAATTTGCGGCTAGTCCAGAAGGGAGAAGTAAGATTCCATACCTAGATAATAATATAGTAAAATATAAATTAAGTGAATTGGAAGAAAGAACCGCGTATTATTTGCCAATTAGTATTTTTATAACAAGTTGGGCAAGAGACAAAACAATAAGAAGTGCACAAGCAGTGTATCATAGATTTATTTATGCAGATACAGATAGTTTGCACTTAGAAGGTACAGATATTCCTGAGAATTTATTAATATCTGATACCGAATTAGGAAAGTGGAAAATAGAATCAACATTTAAAAGAGGCAAATATTTAAGACAAAAATGTTATATAGAAGATGCAGTAACTCCTGTGGATGAGATAGAAAAATTTAAAAAGGAGAATCCAGAATGTTTACATTTAGTTTCTAAAGATAGTATTATTAACATAGTATGCGCGGGAATGCCAAAAGGCTGCTATAAAAATGTGACTTGGGAAAATTTTGATTATGGAAGCGTATTTGATGGCAAATTAGGGGTTAAACACACAGATGGAGGTATTGTATTAGTAGATACAACTTTTACTATAAAAGGTTGACAAAAAATAAGAAAGTGATATAATGGAGGTGAAGGAAATAGCTAAGGTGTTATATTAATGTGTGATGGTCAACGTGTGAAAGCGTATCATATATTTAGGGGTGACTCCTGGTATAACGCCAGCTATTTTCTGTTTATGTATTGGAATATTAATCAAATTTTAGCATATCAACGTAATTTTAATTTTATAAATGGAACGCGATCAATTGGTAAAACATATACAACACAAAAATTTTGTCTTAAGAAATGTATAGAAAATGGATGGCAAGCTGTATATATTGTGAGATATGCAAGCGAAAAAGAAGAAGGCGCACTTCCTTTAGCATTTGAAAAAGTATTAGAAAATGAATTTAAGGATTATTTGTGGAAATTACAAAATGAAAAAATACAATATAAAAATGAAAATGGGGAATGGGTTGATATCTTTATATGTATAGCCCTTTCCGAATCTCAAAAGATAAAGAAAAGAAGTTTTCCTTTTGTGAAATTCATCATTTTTGATGAATACATGCTAGAAAGAGAAAATAATTCAAAATATGTAAAGGGATGGAAAGAGCCTGAAATATTTTTAAACATATATCATACAATTGATAGAGAAGAGGATAGAGTAATATGTTTTTTATTAGGAAATACAACAACTTTTTTTAATCCTTATCATATGTATCCATCTTTTGACATACCATCAAATATAAAGCCAGGCGAAATTTGGTATAATAAGTTTTGTCTTTTTCAATGGGCTATACCAGATGAAGAAATGATAGAAAAGAAATCAAAAAGTAAATTTAATGAAATGATAGGTGGAAGCGAATATGGAAGGTATGCAAGAGATGGTGAATATGTTGAGGACAGTGAAGAGTTTGTATTATCCAGACCTCAATCAGCTAAGCATCTTATGAATATAAAATCTAATGATACTATATATGGTATTTGGTTTGATAGAATTAATGGAAATGTATTCATAGATGATAAATATGATCCATCATGTAAATTTAATTTTGTGTTATCAAAAGAAGAACTAGCAGAGGGATTTATATTAGGTACTAAAGACTTTTATTTAATTAAGTGGCTTTCACAAAAGTTTAAAAATGGGTTTGTCAAATACACAACGTTAGAAACAAAGAAGAAAATGGAAAGGGTCATATATTATTTAAGTTAATGAGGTGGTATTAATGGGGTGGGCTGAAAATTTTGTTACAATAGTGAATGGAGTAGGTTTTCCGATCGTAGTATGTGTATTTTTGGTGTGGTATATTTACAAAGAGAACAAAAGAAGGAAGGAGGAAAAAGAAGAATATGAAAACAAACAAAACGATCTCTATTTAAAATTATCACAAAGTGTTGATAATAACACAGCGGCTTTAAATAAACTTATAATGCAAATGGAGGATAAAAAATAATGGATAATATAGGATTAATCGCTTACTGCCGAAATATGTGTTACAATGAAAAAACTTTGTATATGTGGGGAGGGTTGATGAATCCTATAACGGAATATTTTATCAATTACAAAGCAAAACAATACCCCTCTAGATATACAGAATCACGTAAAGAAACACTAAGAAAGTATATTAATAAAGCATATGGATGCGATTGTGCAGGTCTCATTAAATCTTACTATTTTGGTGGAGTTGGTTCTCCGGGTTATGAAGCTTCTAAAGATCTTAATGCGTCTGGGATGTTTAATAAGGCTTCTGAAAAAGGGCCAATTTCGACTTTGCCAGAAACTGTGGGGATTGGACTTTATCAACCTGGTCATGTTGGCGTATATGCTGGCAATGGTATTGCATATGAGTGTACTTTAGGAAGTTATGGTGATGGAGTAGTAAAAACAAAAGTAGCAGGGAGGGGATGGACAAATTGGTTTAAAGTTCCTTTCATTGATTATATTAATGAAGATGATCAGAGAGGTGATGAAGATTGCAATTGCGATTGTAATTGCCCAGGGTGTATTTGTAAAGAAGATTACTACAATTACACTGTAGTAAGTGGCGATTCATTTTGGGGAATTGCCAAAAAAGTGTATGGAGATGGAAACAAATATCCCAAAATACTGGAATACAACGGAATGACAGAAAATGATACAATTTATGCTGGAGATATCCTTAAAATACCTGTTTAAGGGAGATAGATTTTATGCTTGATAAAGAAGAAATGAAAACAATTCTTCAAAACTTTTCAGAACGCTTTGGTGATGATGAAACAGCAATGAACGAATTAAGAAGGATTCAAGAAGATCATGAAGAACGCATTAATAATGAAAGTAGAGCATATGATTCTGATGGAGTATTATATTCAGAAAAATATGACAATTTAAAAAGAAGATATCGTGAAAGATTTTTTACATCTGATGAAGAAATAAAAGAAGATCAGAAAGAAGATATCAAAAAGGACAGTTCTAAATTAACATTTGAGTCTCTCTTTGAAAACAGAGAGGGAGACTATAAGAAAGGAATGTAATAAAATGCCTACTAAACCTATAATTAGCAGTTTTAAAGCATCTGGAATCGACGTATTAAATGCTATTCGTGCAAATGCTTCCAGCACATATCAGGAGCGGATTCCAGTAGCAACCCAGGAAAATATTCGCCAAATTGGAAATGCAATGATGACTTATGAAGCAACTCAGAATGAATTTTTAAGTGCTTTGGTAAATCGGATTGGCAGAGTAATTATTACTTCAAAATCGTATACTAATCCTCTTAGAGTATTCAAAAAAGGAATTCTTGAGTATGGTGAAACTATTGAGGAAATTTTTGTTAATATCGCCAAAGCAAAGCAGTTTGACCCTAGCGTTGCTGAAGAAGAAGTTTTCAAGAGAGAAATTCCCGATGTAAATGCAGTATTCCATAAAATGAATCTCCAAAACTTCTATAAAGTCACGGTTTCCAATGAACAGCTGCGTCAGGCTTTCCTTAGTTCTCAGGGTATCAATGATCTAATTGGATATATTGTCGATTCACTTTATACTGGCGCTGAATTTGATGAATATATTACTATGAAACAGTTGATTGTAGATGCGGCAAATAATGGAGAAATGTATGCTGTAAATATCCCTGCTGTATCTTCTGATAATACAAAAACGATCGTTTCAACTATTAAAGGTGTTTCTAATCAGTTAGAATTTATGAGTTCAACTTACAATTCTATGGGCGTTCTCACTCATACGCGCAAAAACCGACAAGTGCTTATTATTGATGCTGCCCTTGATGCTGCAATTGATGTTGATGTTTTGGCTTATGCCTTTAATATGGATAAAGCCGAATTCATGGGCAGAAGAGTTCTTGTTGATAATTTTGGAGAATTAACGGGCGTTGTTGCGGCTTTGGTAGATGAAGACTGGTTCATGGTATATGATAATTTCATTGGTTTCACTGAAAACTATAATGGCCAGGGACTTTATTGGAATTATTTTTATCATGTTTGGAAAACCTTTTCGACTTCTCCGTTCTCAAACGCTATTTTGTTTACAACGCAGGATGTAGCAGTCACAAATGTTACCGTAAGTCCGAACAATATCACTCATAATACTGGTTCTTCTCAAACTGTGCAGTTTACGGCTAATGTAACAGCCACGGGATATGCGCCTAAAGATGTTGTATGGTCTACTACTTCTGATACTGCGACAATTACTGAAAATGGCACTCTTACAATTCCTACAACTACAGATACAACCTTTACTGTAAGAGCAACAAGCGTTTATAATTCTGCAAAATATGGTGAAGCTACAGTAACAGTTAAATAAGGAGGAAAAGAAAAAATGGCTGATTTTGTGCCATCAACAATTGTTAAAGTGTTGAAAGATGTTCCATTAGATTCTACATATAGCGATACAATAAAGTTTACAAGCGTTGGAGCACAAACAGCCTTTTTTTCTGGTAAGGCTAAATATTCTTTTACTGACTTCACCTATCAGCGTGTAAATTCTTCTGTGTCTGCTCCTAGGGGGCCACGTTCTATTCGTGTCCCCCGAGTTGCAGATGATCTATATGATTGCAACTATGTTATGTTTCAAAATGCAAACTATGGAACAAAATGGTTTTATGCTTTTATAAAACAAGTAAATTATATTAATCCTAACAATACAGAAATTATTTATGAATTAGATCATTATCAAACATGGGCATTTGATTTTACAGTGTTACCTAGTTTTGTGGAGAGAGAACATCCAGAAAGTGACAATTTGTATGAGAATTTAATTCCAGAAAACATGAACGAATCGGATATGTATACTCAACAGGTTACAGAACTAGATTTGCAAACGAATTTTGCAAAAATCGTTGTTGGAGTATCTACAGACCCTGGTGGCCAAATTGTAGCAGGAAAATTAAGCGGAGGCGTATACAGTGGTGTGGAACTTCATCAATTTGATGACGCAGAGGGAGCAACAGCTTTCATTGAATCCTATGGAGAAAAAGCTATGGCTGATGCGATAGTTTGTGTTTATATGAGCGCCTGGGATGTAAATATATCTGATTTAAAGAATGTTACAGTATCCCGCCCCACAAATTTATGCGGATATACCCCTAGAAATAAAAAATTATTGACATATCCTTATTGTAAAATTACAATGAGTAATAGACAAGGAACTGAATATGATTTTTATTACGAATATTTTTCAAGAATAGTTAATCAAGAAGTAGAAACAACAGATATCATATTTAACTATCTTACTTATGGAGGAATTCAACCTAAAGGATATTGTGTTGCTGTAAATTATAACGGATTACAGGGCGATGTCAATATGGACTATAATGCAGTTGGTGAAGTTGATGGATACGTTCAATGTGCATGGACTTCAAATGCTTTTGCAAACTGGTTGGCTGGTGAGGGAACAGCACAAGCCTTTAAAATCGGCACAAATGCTTTAGCAACTGCAAATAAAAATACTTTTAGTTCTGGACTTTCTACTATGCTTTCAGCCTTTAGTGGAAATGTAGGAGGAACTGTAAGTGGTGTTCAGAGTATGGCAACTGGTACAGTAAACAATTTAGTAAATACTGTTCATTCTGCTGCCGATTTAGGAATTGACATATGGACAAGAAGTAAGTGTCCTGGATTATCAAAAGGTACCCCACATACACCTAGTCTGAATTTAATTTATAGAAACATTGGATTTACTATAAAACAAATGGCAATCAGACCCGAAATAGCAAAATCAATAGACGATTATTTTGATATGTATGGATATGCTACAAATAAATTAAAGGTTCCGAATATGGAAGGTCGTGAATCATGGAATTACGTCAAAACAAAAGATGTAATCATTTCAGGTTCTCTCCCTGTAGATTCTATGGTCGCTGTTAAGAAAATGTTTAATTCTGGAATTAGATTCTGGCATGGGGATTTTGTTGGTGATTATTCAAGAAGCAATAAGCCAATGAAGGATGTGAAAAAATAATGAGCAGACGCAAACCATATAAATTGTTTGACAGATGGGCAAATAGAAAAAATTGGGATCCATATATCTTGAATAATGAAACGTTCATGGATTACTTTTATAGACTGGAAGAAATTTGCATCAATATGTTTTCATGGGAAAACTTACCTGAAACTATTGATTATCGTTTCTTAGAATTAACATTATGCGAGTATGGCTTTGCTGTTTATTTTAATGAAGAAGATGTTGGAAATGTAGCACTTACATGTGCATTGGGAGGCCCACTCTCTATATATAGAGAACCGATATATCGGAGAGCATATGCAAACAATGGGTTTTCTCGCGAATTGGATAATACAAACAGTGTTTTAATTTACAATAATTATTTGCATCATCCTTCTATTCCAACTATAATATTATTTGCAAGACGATTGGCTGAAATTGAAAGAACTATCGATGTAAACGTCAAAAGTCAAAAAACTCCTGTTGTGATTACTTGTGACGAATCTCAGCTATTAACAATAAAGAACGCCTATAAAGATATGGATGAAAATGTTCCTGTTATAATTGCTTCTAAAAATGTTGACTGGAAAAGTATTTCATCATTGAATACAAATGCACCATTTGTATCTTTAGATTTGAATAATTTAAAAAGACAAATATGGAATGAAGCATTAACATTTTTTGGGGTTTCTAATTCAAATACAGAAAAGAAAGAAAGACAAATTGGATTAGAAGTTTCATCAAATTTGGGCGGAGTTATGGCACAAAGATATATAATGCTAAATTCAAGAAGGCAAGCAGCAGAAAAAATAAACAAAATGTTTGGCACGAATATAAAAGTTAATTTTAGGCAGGAATTTGAAACTTTCAATGAAGATATGGATACTACGACTATAGATCTAAATGAAAGGGATGAATAGGATTTGGCAAAATACACCATTGAGTTAAACGAACTTATTTCATTAGGCTTTCATTTGAATTTAGATGATTATCCCATATTTAATGAAGATTACAGGGCCCACCTGAATAAAGAAATTATCGAACATTTTTATTTTAGAGAAATAGGCCAAGAAACTCCTGAAAGGTTTAATTTCTTCTTGAAGCGAAAAATGGCCGAAATTATGCCTTATTATAATCAACTATATCAATCTGAACTTATTAAATTTGATCCCCTTTCAACCGTATACATGGAAACCTCAGGAGATACTAAAAGGAAAAAATATAATGAGAATACCAATGATTATAAACAAAATAATACCTTAAATGCAAGTGAGACATATGCCTCTAATATTGATCGTTCAAATACATTTAAATTAGAAGATACACAAGATACCACAAATAATAGTAATTATCAAAAGTCAGGCGACCGAACACAGGATATTGTTAGTAACGAATTAACTACAAATGACTTGAAAACAGAAACTAATACTGTAAGTGACAGCGATGGAACAACCGATACAAATGGAGTTAAAAATACTGTATTTAGTGATATTCCACAGGCAGGAATAACTACTACCACTACCACTGCGCCAGATGGCACAATCACTACTGAAACAACAGGATATGCTACAACCACAACAAATGAATCAACTAATGAACATAGCACAACTACAGCCCATCAAACTAGTGATAGTGTAGCTACTAATACCGGAACTGTTAATGTTGACGGAAAATCGAATTTAACAGAAAATTGGAAAGAAAATGGAAGTGCTGTAGATGTTGGAAATTCTAAACAAAATCAAAATTCAAATGAAGTCACAAACACAAAAGAAGATTATCAAAAGGTTAATATTTTAAATGAAAAGACTGACAGAATAAATAGAGAACATGGTAAAGAAAAAGAAAATATAGAGAATACCGAATATAGAAAAGGACGGCTAGGTGTTTCACCATCTGACTTACTTATTAAATATCGCCAAACATTTTTGAATATAGATATGCTTATCATTAATGATTTGGAAACTTTATTTATGGGAGTGTTTTAAATGAACAATAACTTTAATGGTCATCCTCCTAAACCTGATTGTCATTGTAATCCAAATAAACCCCATTGCGGTTTTCCCGATTTTCCACAGTTTTGTCCACCTCCGCCGCCTCCTCCGCCTTGTGAACCACAGGTGCCTTCTGTAGTAGAAGGGCAGTCATTATATCAGGCAGTTAATAACCTTACCAACAGAGTGAACTTGTGCATCCAGAACTATAATGATGTAATGGCTAACTGTTATGCAACCTTACGTAACATGGAGAAAGCCGCAGAAGCAAACGGTTCCTACTACGGCCCTTGCGAAGTCTGGACAGAAGAAGGGTATTCTGCCGAACAGGGTTCTACCTATACCCTTATCCATAAGGCCTGTGTAGACAGACGTGGCGAGCCTATCAGAATGCAATTACATCTTGCCTATGGGAATACCACGAACTCCCAGATTGAGCAGTCTATTTTTAGCGCATCCAAAATTACACTCGCTGACAAAATGGTTGTTGCTCAGCCTAAGGGCGCAAATGGGTGGTACGGTCACGCAATTTGGCATGGCGCTCCTATCGCTGCAGGTAGTGAACCTACCCTTTATACCGTTGGTTTTACTCGCCGTGGGACGATGCGCGTCTATTCCAATGCAGTTTCCCAAGACCAGCTTCTGAATGATACCATTGAAAACGCAATGGGCTGCTCTGGTGTTTTAATCCAGAATGGCCAGATCACTGATGAAACCTACCAGGCTAATATACCTTCGGCTACTACGCAAACTGCCCGTGTTGTAATGGGTCAGAATATGGATACCCAGGAAGTTATCATTCTTTGCTGTGGATCCTATGATAACGTTCAGCATAAGGGAATGACTTCTAAGGCTTGTGCAGAAATTCTTCTGAACTATGGTTGCGATATTGCTGTAGAATTGTGTGAGGATATCTCTGCTGGCGCAGTCGATAAAGGTTCGATGATATTCCCGCCTATGAACAATTCCGTTCCTACAGCTTATTGCTATTGGTATATATCTCGCGCCTGCCTTTATAAAAACGATTACCAGAAAGAGCTAGCCATTCTAATGCAGAACTATGGAGAAACTCTTTGGGGTATTTATGAAAGTACGCAAAAAATCAATGATCTTTCGAACAGACTTGATAAAGAAATTCAAGATCGAATCGAAGGAGACAATGCGTTAAATGAGGCTTTACAGGCTGAAATAGAAAGAGCTCAAGCTGAAGAGGCTAGACTGCAGGGCCTTATTGAACAGATTAATACCCAAATCACCCAGATCAACCAAACGATATCGGAAATTCAGTCTGATATCTCAGATATTAATAAAGAAATTACCGATATCAAAGGCGATATTACTACCATTAATGAGCAGATCTTGCAATTGTCTAATCGACTTACAGCGCTGACAGCTTCTGTTACAGCCCTCCAGCAGACTGTACAGTCAATTCAAGAGGACATTACCAATCTAGAATTGGCTGTAAATACGTTGTCTGCCACCGTAACCAATATAATCAATGGAACCGAAGTACTTCCCTATCTTTCTATTAATGGCGGTACTATGAATGGTGATATTGATATGGCTAACAATACCATAACCAATGTACCCACTCCTACGGCAAATGCCGACGCCGTTAATAAAAAATATGTCGATGATGCTATTTCTGGAAGCATTACTCCGCCTACGGGAGATTATCTGCCCCTTACTGGCGGTGAAATGCAAGGCGCTATCACCATGGGTAATTTCCGTATTACAAATTTGGGCAATGCTACTTCCAATGGTGATGCTATCAATAAGGGACAAGCAGATACCCTCTATATTAGAAAAGCTGGCGATACTACCCCTGGAGCACAAACGTTTCAGAATACTATCACCATTGGTAGTTCTAGTGATGGCATGGTAATGGATCCTGAAAGTGGTTCCCCTAACTTGTCTATAGTGGCAGGTGTTGAGGCAATTCATTTGGGAGTAACGTCTGAAAAAGCTTTTATTAACAGTGAGTCTAACGAGATCGACTTTACTGCAGGAAGTGCAGAGTCACCTGAATATACTTCTTTAAGAGGTATCGCAGAGCCTACAGAAGACTATGATGCTGCTAATAAAAAATATGTCGATCAAGCAGTTTCAGGATCTGGGGAAGGCACTTTTCTTAAAAAAGGTGGAGATATAACAACTGGGAATTATAGCTTTACATCTTCTGATTCGACCCTCACTGTTGGCCCCGAAGCAATCCAAAATACTTCAAGTGTTGCCCCTGGCAAAATTGTATTAAATGGCTCGTCTAGTAAATCTATTGAATTAAATTCAAATGCGCTAGCTCCAAATATCACCTTGACAAATGCTGGACATTCTGCTAAAATAATAGCAGGTGCAGATAGCACAAATTTTATTGATTCAAGTAATAAGTTCTCTTTTGCAAGCGGGTCTAGTACTGCTATATTGGATGGTATCGCCAATCCTACAGCTGATTCTCAAGCTGTCCCTAGAGGATATCTTAATTCTCAAATGAGTGACAAGCTTGGTATCCCAACAAATGGGTGGGGATTTACAGCCGCTTGTAGATATAACGATAAAATTATTTATGCCACAGGTGATAAAGCATATGGTATTGCTTCTGGAAATGATTTGGCTATGGTAACAGATATTAGTAGGCTTTATTTAGATGATGATACCCAAAATATCGCTATAGTTATTCATTTTAATGTAGTTTTTAGAAGCAACCAGAGGGAATATTATATCCCAGCCATGATTTGGTCGCCGCAGGGTTTGACGAATTTGCAGATAACAGGCGCGCCTGAACAGTTTCCTTTAGATGGTTCTATCCCTAATTTTACATGGTCTGTTGCTCAATCTGAAAAATATCCTGGCGCATATGAATTGCGTATATCGTTCGCTAGTGGCCCTCCTTCCTCTTTCTGCAATTGGGTAAGCGTCATCGAACTAAATATTTCTTAGATTTTATCTGCCAGCTTATACTGGCCTTGACTCTCTCCTTCTTTGACTTGCCAACCGTAAAAGCCTGGTGTAACATTAAAAGTTACATCGGG